TAGCATCCGACCATAGAATGATAATCTCCTGGCATCCCTCCAGGAAAAATACTAAGATAATTCAACTTAAGAATAATAATTATCAAAATATCGTTAAGCTTAACGTTTAACGGATGAGGTGATTAACGCTATGAGATAACGGGATATTAGCACGAATTGATCAAGTCGTATGTCAGAATTATATTAAGCTAGTATTGAGTAGAATAATAAGATGTATCAAGATGTATATAATAGCGCCAATTCGGGCCGAAAGAAATAGATCATGCGTTAAACGTTAAACTTAACGATTAACGCCGTTAACAGTGTAAAAAGGTGGAATAATGACAGAACGACAGACCACCGTCCCTGCAGAGGAGCTTGCTGAGAGGCAGGCCCTCGGGGCGAAATACCATGCACAGAGGAGAATCGATCAGATCAATGATCTGGTCCGAGGTATCCGAGCCAGCATCAATATCCTGATCAAAGAAGAGAAGGCGCTGCTATCTGAGAGGTCAGCACTGCAAGGTGAAGGCAATGGCAAGTGAAACCAAGATCCTGGAGGCCCATCTATGATCATCCTCTACAGCTCACAGGACTGTCCTCGATGCAAGGAACTAGCGGCATGGCTCCGGAGCCACGGCGTCTCATTCCTGGAGAAGCGCCTGGTTGAGGACCTGCTGCAGGATGGGGAAGTAATGACAGAGCTGCATATGAATGGGATCTCATTCCGAGCCGCTCCGGTCCTGCAGGTAGGCTCTGCCTACCATGGGCCAGATAAGCTCTTCCATAGAGGTAAGCTGGATGAGGCAGTCCTGAGGGTTGTGCTATGAGCGCCATAGTTTTGCATGAATGCCTAGGGGACCGCATCCAGCTTATCCTGCCCGAGAGGCCCGAGCACGCTATCACGGCCTCAGAGATGCAGTTCTGGTTAGGGGCCCCAGTTGGTCGGATCAGAGACGCCTGTAGGACTCTGCAATCCTATGGCTTTGCCCATCCCGAGCTAGGACATAAGAAGCACAAGAACGGCAGCCGGCCCGTCTTGCGTTGGTGGGGGCCAAAGTGATGACATCTCATCACCTCATGGCCCAGGTGCTCCCTAAGATCCCCTACAAACCAACCCGGATGAGTGCATTGATTAAGGCAACAGGCCGAAGCGACTCAAATCTCCGGCAGATTCTAATTGCGCTTATGTCTGTGGGCCTGGTTAAGAGACTCGAAGAGCCCACAAAAAAAGGGAACTCTAAAATAGTCTATTGGAAGCGCTTAAGGGTGGTGGATGATTAGATGATCCTCACTGATTTGCAGGTGCTCACTCTGGTAAAGGCCCATCCGGGCCTCAATTTCTATCAGATCCAGAAAGTAGCATCAGAGTCAATGCAGAAATGGCGCTGGAGCATAGGCAAGATCCAGAAGGCGGTGCGCCGGCTGGAAGAGTCCGGCAAAGTCGAGACAGAGACCGTCATCTCAGGAGGGAGAGCATGTGTCTTAGTGCGACCCAAATAGACTTCCAAAACCTAGATAATATTCTCTCAAGGCAGACAATAGAATTGAGGGGAATGGATGATTATGGTCCGGCCACAGAGAAGGCGCTCGGAAAAGATAGCGCCTGGCAAAGAATCAATGATGGCGGCCATCTCCAGTGTCACCTAATCATCCGTTGCCAGCTGGGTGAGGACTCTGACGGCCATCTGCTCTACAATGGCCGCAGATATACCCGGCGCGTCTGGTCCTGGCGGCCTCCAAAGGTCATCAGAATGCAGGGCCGGTTGGCCAGGGAGTACAGCGATCCCCGAAACGAGCATCCAGAAATAATCATAATTACCCAAAACGGCGAGGCGCTTAAGCTCGATGCCTGCCCATGTGGTGGCGAGCTGGTCAAAGACCACAGGGGCTTTCTGTATTGCGCTTCCTGCCATCTCATCTATGAATAGTCATCCAATAGGATGAAGAGGTAATGTCTATGATGAATATCAAAATCTCTGCCCGGAGGGCAGAGTAGACAGGAACCTCAATTCTAAACCATGTGGCCGGACCGATCAGGCCCGGCTCATGATGATCGCCCATAAGGGCCGGAGCCTGCATCTCCGAGACATGCAGGGCAAGACGGCAGGCCTGGAGTGAGACCCGGCCTGCTATGAGCCGATGAAGCGGACCACAGGAAAGCTGAGGCGGGTACCTGTTGCCAAGTTTAAGGCAAAATTCCATCAGAGGGCGGCGTCGCTGCCCTTCATTATCACCACAAACCCAGAAGCGTGTAGAACTGTCAGACCAAATCAGGGGCCAGAGTAAGCGCTCTGGTCCCGTCCTCCTTGTCACTATGTGACGGGCCTTGCCAGGATCTAATTGTGGGGATTAGCCTCCTCCGTAAGAGTGACTCTGATAAACAGCCCGGCGAGGCAGCTCCTAATCACCAAATGGATTGATGATATGTGCCCATACCAGACGAGATTAGAGCAGCAATTATCCTGGATGGAAAAGAAGGCCGCTTAACCCAAGAGGAGATCGCTGCAAAGCGATTAGGCGACAAGAAAAGGGTAGGCACAATCTCCAAGATCCTGAAAAAAGCAGGCGTATCTACAAAAGGCCGGGGCAGACCTAAGGCAAAATCTTTCCCTGGCAAACTTTCCGATAAGAAATCCACATCAAAGAAGCCTATAAAACTAGAAAGTTTCGAATCCAAAAATCGATTAGATCTTCTCGATGAAGCATTATCATACCTAAAAGCAAGCCTCCCAGAGGTCTATAGCCCTAAAGGCTTCTCTGAATGGACTTCGGCTGTAGAGCGCCTTCTCAACCAGCGCCGCATTGAGGCACCTGCAGCTCCGCTTGAGCCCGAAGACGACGGCTTTATGATGGCGCTGGAAACCAAGACCCCTGAAGTGTGGAAAGATGCTCCAGATATTCCCGTTCAAGTGGACCCCCCCGAGCATTCTCCAATGGAGGATCTTAACCTGGTGGGTGATGGGCTCACCGATCAGGAGCCTAAACGGGATAATAGCTGAGGGAGCAATCAGGAGCGGCAAGACCGCCCCGATGTCGCTTTCCTTCGTCATTTGGGCCATGGCAAACTTCAATGCCCAGAACTTCATCCTGGCCGGCAAGACCATCGGCAGCCTCCGGCGAAATGTGGCCGCACCCCTAAAGAGGATGCTCATAGGCCGGGGAATGCAGTTCGTAGACCACCGGGCAGATAACATGATAGAGGTGAGTTACCTCGGCCATGTCAACTATTTCTACCTATTCGGAGGCAAAGATGAATCCAGTCAGGATCTTGTCCAGGGCATCACGGCAGCCGGGGCATATTTCGATGAAGTGGCTCTTCAGCCGGAAAGCTTTGTCAATCAGGCCGTGGGCCGGTGCTCCGTAGATGGTGCGAAGCTCTGGTTCAACTGTAATCCTGAGAGCCCCTATCACTGGTTTAAGGAGAAATGGATTGACCGGGCCAAAGAGTTGGGCCTCTATGTGATGCACTTTCTCATGGATGACAACCCGAGCCTCACCGAAGCCACAAAAGCCAGGTACAAGCAGCTCTATGCAGCCGGAACGATCTTCTTCAAGCGGTATATCTTGGGCCTCTGGTGCATCGCAGAAGGCGCGGTTTACGATTTCTTCTCATCTGATATCCAAGACGGCTATGTGGTGGATCAACTACCTGCCGAATTTGAGGAATGGCGGGCCTCAGTAGACTATGGGGCCTCAAACCCTTGTGTCTTTGGTCTATATGGTCGGGCAAAAGGGATCTGGTACAAAGTCAAAGAGCTTTATTATGAACCTCAAAAGAGCGGCTCAAAAACGGATGCCTCCCTATCAGCAGACATGAAGACCTTCTTATTCTGGAATGGAAAAGCGATCCGTCCTAAATCAATTGATGTCGATCCATCCGCCAAGCACCTCATAGACCAATTCCGGAAAGACTTTCAAGGCATCGTCATCTATCCTGCTCGGAATGCCGTACTCGATGGTATCCAGGTCTTGGCTCAAGCCCTATCTACCGGCCTGTTCAAGATCTATATCCGATGCAGGCGGACTATTGAGGAGCTGCTTAACTACGTCTGGGATGTGAAATCTCAGGAGAAGGGCGAGGACAAGCCCGTAAAGAAGAATGACCATGCTTGTGATGAGACAAGGTATTGGGCTATGCGAGTATTCTATGGTCTGTCAACTGCCCACGCCAAGCCAGCAGGACTGTGAGCCATGAAGTGCGTCCTATGCGGTCACCCATTCGGCCCCGATGACGTGGGCTATGTCAAGGGCTCCATTTCAGGCGAGGTCCTTGAGCTGCTGCCCGGAGGGCCGAAAGCTACCGGCCAAATCCTGCACCATGAGAATATCCTGATGTGCGTTTCCCATTTCCAGGATATCCCGAAATTCATCTCTGAAAATCTCCAGACCAACGCCGCATCCCGAAAATCCAAGAGCTGATTATCCTGATAACCGATTATGAGGCCATCCTGCAGATCAAGCAGCCCTGGCCGCCAGAAGATGCCGATACTCAGGCCCGGCTCCAGCTCTATGAGCAGAATACGAAGCTCTTTCGGGGCAAGCATAATCAG